ATTCAAGAAGTTTTTTGGCAATACAAAACACAATATGCCATCGTTTTTCAATAATTCGATGGATTTCAAAATGAATAGCACAAATATATTGGGTCTTCCATCAAAATATGGATAATATTTTTTATTTACATCCTTTTTCTTTAAAACCGCAAAAGGCGGATTACCAATAATTAAATCAAACCCATTCTCATTATTATTCTGATCTTGGGTATAATCCAAGAAATCCATATTATGAAGTGCAGTCGTCTTATTGGAAAACGGTTTATGAATAGCATCAAATATTTTTCTGTTTAATTCAATTCCAGTTATTTCGGCATTCGTGTATGTTTTGGATAATGCTTCAATAAATTCTCCTGAACCACAAGATGGTTCCAATATTCGCATTTTATCTTTATCTTGATTATTGTCCCCAATATCTATATGACATTTGATTTTTTGTAGAATGGATAATACACAAATAGGAGGTGTGAAGAATATACCCATATCCTTTTTTTCTGTCTTAGACAATTGTTTAGTCAAAGAGCAAGAAAGGTCTGAATATCCATTTGGTTTGTGTGACATTATATGATTATTACTTATTAATAATCATATATCTTAAATATCAATTTTTACTCTTATTAGGTTAGCTTCTTACTATTACCATCTAGATGTTTTTTTCACATTGATACGTTGAGTGTTTTTCTTGCGACCAGCATCGGGGTCATATGGATCATCGTCTTCATCATCGGATGCCAAATTCTTGGAAAGTTCCCAGAACTCACGGGAGCCTAACTTGAAATCGCCGTGTTTTTGCGCTTTATACCAATACACTTGGTCTTGTAATTTATTGGATTTTGAATTGTTATCAATAACTAAGCATTCATAATTTTCTGTGCACTGGTCCATAACTTGTGCGAATGATTCAAAATTAGGAAACATACCAGCATAATTCTCCCAAATGCGCTTACGATTATTGATGTAAGGTTCGCGCAAAATAAAAACGTAATCGATATTGGTGCGCAAATTTGGTGGGATACCAAGTGGGTACTGCATAGTAATTATAAGCATAATTTTCCAGTGGCGACCATTCATAAAAAGCATCCGCATCATCTTGTCTTTTGTCCAGCTAGAATCGAACAAACAGTCATCAAGAATAACAAAAGCACGTGGGTCAATGTTAGAGCGCTTATATGCCTCTATTTCTCTTTTCATTTGTTTTAAAACAGTCTTTTGGCGCTTCAAAATATTTTCCACGATGGCTGTATTGTATTCATCATGAATAAATAGTTTGGGTACATGGGAAGAGTAAAAACCGTTGCCGGCCTCTGTACCAGATATCACAGTACCAATAGGAATATTTTGATGATAAAAAAGCAAGTCTCTTACCAAGAAAGATTTTCCAGTATCACGACGACCTATAAGTACAATAACTGGACCAGCATTTTTATTAGGGTCAAAACGAATATTCTTCATATCAAATTTCTTCAATTCCAATGTCATATTATTTTCCTTTGGCTTATATGCTTGTTGAGAAATTAAGAGTGAGATAAGAACGAATAATTATTACATAGACCTTAAAGATAATGAGTTTAAAGTGAAAAAAACTTCTATTCTAAATAGTTAATGTCCTTTGCTCTAAATTATCAACCTGCCAATTTCAAGGTAGATGAAAATGTTAAAGAAGAATTTACTTCGCTTCAAAATTATATTCCTATCTATAAGCGATTTTTTAAATTAGATGAACAATCGTGGAACAAAATTTCTTTGAATTATGAGAGAAGTGTTCTCTCAATAAATGAAAAAAAAGGGTACAATATTTTTTCCTCCACAATGAGTGATGGCTCAATCAAGGATTGTTTTATTAAATTTTGTCCATTATTCGATCCTCTTAAAATTATGATAGGCAAATATAATAATTCAGTAATAACAATACCAAAATGGCAAGAATGGAATGATGGAACATCTGAAAAAAACCCCTTAGATTTTAATGATCCAAATAATTCGGCATATGTGGACAGTTTTTTCACATATTTAACATCCAAATTACTTAATCATCATAATTTTCATCATGGATTAGATTGTTACGGTTCCTTTTTGGCAATAAAAAACAACTTTCGTGTTGATATTCAAGATGATATAGAATATTTATTTGAGTCCGAGTTTTTCTTAGAGCATAAGGATAAATTTAATGTTTCGGAGGAACTTTATGATGTTTTTCAACCTACACAATCATGTAAATATAAAAAGAAAATTCATTTTGTCGATATGGATACAAAGGAAAGTGATGAGACGATTGATTTAGGTATTGAAGAATTAAACCCTGATGCTATTTCTCCATTAAACATACCTGATTCGACCTTTGATTTTGCTGATTGTTATAATGACACAAGTGATTTAGTGTATATAAAAGATAATACAGACAGTGAAGCTAATTCACCCCATCATACAAATTCATCAGATACAAGTTCATGTTCTTCACGAAGTTCTGTTACAACTGAGGACAACATATTAGATAAAGATGATACAGAGGAAGATGAAGATGATACAGAAGAAGACGACGATGAGAGTATCGATGAAGATAAACCAATATATGTACATTTACCAGAATTTCCAGTCAATATGGTATTTTTAGAAACTTGTAAAGCAACGCTTGATGATTATATGCTTGACGAAAATGTATGGATTTCTAAGCATGAGTGGTCATCGATTTTAATGCAGATTGTCATGACGCTCATTGTTTATCAAGAAAAATTTTACTGTATTCATAACGACTTACATAATGCGAATGTTATGTATGTGGAAACAGATAAACAATATTTATATTACAAATTTGACGGAGTTAATTACAAGGTGCCCACATTTGGTAAAATATGGAAGATAATAGATTTCGGTCGTGCTATTTACAAATTCAGAGGTAATATTATTTTTAGTGATAGTTTCAGTCCAAATGGTGATGCTTCATCCCAGTATAATTGTGAGCCATATTTGGATTCTAATAAAAAGGTAGTCCCACCTAATTTCAACTTTGATTTGTGTCGACTGGCGTGTTCCTTGTATGATTATCTAGAAGATGAGGAGGAATTGGAAGATATATTCAATGTTGTTTGTGAATGGTTAACAGATTACAAGGGTCGTAATATCCTTTATAAGAAAAATGGTGATGAGCGCTATCCTGAATTTAAATTATATAAAATGATTAGTCGCACTATGGTAAATAACATACCTAAGAATCAGTTAAGTCTACCTATTTTCTCTCAATATTCCATATCAAAGAAAAATATTAAGAAAAAGCAAATGATTATAAATATTGACGAAATTCCTGAATATTTTTAGAATTCAGGTTTTGACACGAATGCAGCAGTAGACCCCCCTTTTTGAACCGAAGAAATAGTAGCATATCCAAGACTATTAAGAAGATAATAACTTGAAAATGTAGCTAATCCAGCAACCATTGATTCAACCGCAATGTCGCGCGAACTCTTGGGATCAGATTTATTAAAACGATTGCGAATTACAGAAAGAATAGCATATAAAACTGCTACCGAAATAGTATAAACAAAAACAGAGTCCATCTTATTTATAGTGTATTATTAATAAATAAGAGAGTTATAAACGAAATTATAATTAAAGAGTCTCTACATCAAGAGAAATATTGGCATCTGTATTATCCATGATAGTAATTCGATCATTGTCCTCATCATCTTCATCATCAGCCTCTTCAAGCATACGTCTGATATGGTTCTCATCACTTTTACGTTCCAATGTTGTAATATCCTTAGGAGCTAATACATTAGCAACACTTTTATCTTCATTTTGTGCTTGATCTATGTTTGAAAAGGTTAATTGTTTAGTAGGAGACGAGGTTTCGGGCTGTGTATTAAGTGACATCTCAGTTTCGCCCAATGAGAGATGTGGGGGTGAAATAGATCTCACCTCTGATTCAAGCTCAGGCATGTCTATCGATATATTATCACTATGATGAGTATTATCAATTAATTCGCTTGTAGTACCGCTTTCACTTGTAGTACCGCTTTCACTTGTAGTACCGCTTTCACTTGTAGTACCGCCAACATGAATGTTCTCACTAACTACTTCTTTTCGCTCCTCCTTGACAGTAGTAACCATGGTTTCAACGTTCTCTTCAACAGTTTCGTCTAAATACGCTTTAAGAATAGTTTCAACAGGTACACTTTCACGGACAGCCTCCAAGATACACTCCTTAGTTAAAACTTCAAGTTCACGATTATTTCTCTGAATTTGAAGAGGAGGAACATGTTCTTCAAATAAGTATACATTTGTGTAAAGCTTACGTGCTAATTGAATATAAACCTTGTGGACAAACTGTCCTAATTTAGGGATATCAATATCAATGGTTTTATGCTTCATACCAACACGAATACATGTAAGAGCCTTTAACTGAATTACATGAACACATGTAATCAAATCCTCTAAATAGTCACATCCACTTGTCGACTTGATACGTTGAACTTCCTTTTCAACAATATCATTATTCCACTTTGGAATTCGGCTTAAAAAATTCTGAAAAGTCATTAAATATTTTTCTTCTTCATCATTTTCAAGACAAAGTTTAAATGCTTCATGATAAAGCGTTTTACATCCTTCAATAATACAAGGTGTTAGAATTCCTGTAAGTCTACTCACCCATTCGTTGGTAGACTCCTGAAGACTAGTTATATTGTAATCATCCATTATAATGTAATTATGCTTGATATTTCTAAATTGTCTTTATTACGAAAAATATTAAATAGTAAATAATACATCAACATTTTTTCATTTTTAAAATGCCCTTTGATAAAATTAAAAACTATTTTCAAATTATTTGTTGATTTATAGTAATTTATTATATCATATCCCGAATATGCCTTTTTATATAAGTCTTCGACGACATCGAATAAATCTGTATCATCATTTTTACAAACCGATAATCGCTTATTCAACTGGATATTTCTGTTTTGTTTAAATTTTGAATAACTTTTATTTGAAGTTTCATAACATTGTCTATTATATTCATATAGATTAATAGGTTTTTGATTTTCATTAATTATCGGATAATATACGTAAATATCGCAAAAGCGAGAGATGATTGGTCTAAGTAAATTCTGTTTTCTCTCCACTATTACAAAAAAACGACTAGTATTTGAAAACAACTCAATACATCGTCGCAACGCAGATTGGGCGTCTACTGTCAACTTATCAGCATTATATAATAAAATGGTTTTGAATTTATTTTTAGAAAATATATTGCTTTTGGCGAACTGTTTTATTTCTTCGCGAATAAATTGAATACCCTTCCCAAGAGCACAATCTACAATTATAACATTTTGACGATATTCTTCGGGATTAGGATATACCGATTTAATAAATTCGTTAACCAGTGTTTTTTTACCAGAACCACATGGTCCATAAAAAAGTAAATGAGGGACATTATTTTCTTTAAGAAAATTATTTAATTTACTTTTTATTTCAGTATGAATTTCTAGCATTAATAACTATTAAATTTATAATATTTTATTTTTATATATGAAAACGATCAGATTTATAATAGTTATTTTTTTAGTTTCATTCTTATCCGATATAGTTTTAAACGACCTAGCACATATGAATTCTGGACAAGGTGAGATCATTAAATCATTGCGTCCGTATTTCGCCAATAAAACAATTACAAGGTCGGGGATTTTTGCCGGACTTACAATTGTATCGGCAATTATTCCAACAATATTTCTCTTTAATTTAGTAGTTGGAGAGAGAAAGTGGACACCTTCATCTCTT